CGACCTGGACGTGGATACTCTCGACGCATTAGATGCGGTGTTGAAGGAGCATCAGTTCCAAATGATTTGCGAGGTTGTGACCCGCAGCAAGGAGGACGAGGAGCGATGTGCAGTAGTGATTGCGGACGGCGAAGTGGTTGGTGCGACGAAGGCGCAAGACGACGACGAGTCACTGGATGAGGACAAGGATTGACAACAAGGAAGCAGCTCGCCAAGGACGGCGGGCCAAGGAATGGTTTTTGTGTTGGCTTTTGTCGTTTCTGGAGATAGAGCATGAGCGTTGAAGACCGAGTGATAATTGCGGCTAATCGGAAGAAGCACGAAGCGGCGTGCCGAGAACTTCGGAAACACATACCATCGTTCCTGGTCGTTGGCGAGCAACTATTGATTATCCGTGACGCTGGCATCTGGCTTGAGACACACAAGACGCTCGAAGCGTTTGTCAACGATGAGTTCGGGCTAGAAAAGCGTCGTGCGTACCAGCTAATTGAAGCGGCTACGGTCAAGGCTAACTTGACAGAGTGTACCAATGGTTCACTCGCCTTACCTAAGTTACCGCCCATCTTACCAAACAATGAACGGCAGTTTCGGGAGATAGCCAAAGCGCCACCAGAGCAGCAAGCAGAAGTGGTGAGGAAGGCTGCTGAAAAGGCTGCGGAAGAGAACCGCAAGCCGACAGCCAAGGACTACAAGCAGGTGGTTGCCGAGCTACTGTACGAGGATGAGCCAGATCCTGAACCCGAGGAAACTGAGGAAATCGAGGACGAGCCATCGCCGGCAGAGCAGGCAATAGCGAATGCTTCCAAACTGGTCGAGATCGTGCGGCAGTTGCAGGCAGCCCAGAGGTCAGCCAAGGCTATCGAGGAAGTGCCAGGCCACGAGATATTCGTTTCGGTCGAGCTAGACATCCGCCGAAAGATTGAAGCAGCAATTGGAGCGGTGAAGGTCACGATTCCGCACGCTGTATGCCCGCGGTGCAATGGCGCGGCGTGCGTCCAGTGTGGTAATCATGGATGGGTGAATAGTGTTCTGTTCAAGAGCCTGGAGAAAGCGAGTGCCTAACGATGTCAAATTCCGCGACTATCAACTCGATGCAATCAAATCCGTATTCGATGAATTTGGACTCGAACCAGCCGGACCTAGCGACGATCAGATCGTCTCTCATTGTCGCGGCGACAGGACTAGGCAAGACGGTGATAATGGCGGGGCTAGCGAGAGCTTGGCCGACAGGTCGAGTGATGTTGATGTCGCACCGATTCGAGATCAACCAGCAGTCAATCGAACAACTCAGCTCGATTTGTTCTGAGGACGTGGACCTTGAGCAGGCTGACTGTATAGCTGACCAGCGCAGCAATCCCCATAGGATCGTGGTTGCTTCGGTGCAGACGTTGAATTCCTACAGACGCAAAGAGAAGCGATACAGGATGGAGCGATTCGATCCGAACGCCTTCGGTTTGCTTTTGATCGACGAGGCTCACCGCGCGGCGGCTGTGACATATCGGCGTGTGGTAAATCACTTCCTGCAGAATCCGAATCTATGTGTAGTCGGCGTGACTGCAACGCCAGACCGACTGGACGGCGTTGGCATGGATAACGTCTTTCATTCGGTGGCGTGCGACCTGAATGTATTGTGGGGAGTGGAAAACGGGTGGCTTGTAGCGCCTAGGCAGTTATTTGCAAAGGTGGAGGGACTTGACCTGCGGGAAGTGCGGACAGTCGGTGGTGACTTGGACACCAAGCAGCTACAGCGGATAGTCGAGCTAGAAGAAAACTTACACAAGATGGCGAAGCCAATCGTCGACGTGGCGGGCACTACAGACCAGGGGATTGTATTCACGGCATCGGTGAAACAGGCGCATTCGATAGCTGAAAAGATTCGTGACTACCATTTACGGGACTACGGACGCGACACTACAGCGGTAGCAATTGACGGTTCACTGTCACCACAAGATCCGAAGCGTCGGCAGATTGTCGAGGATTTCAAGGCAGGCAAGATTCAATTCCTGTGCAATTGCGGAGTAGCAACAGAAGGCTTCGACGCGCCGTCCGTTCGGCTCATTGCGATAGGCAGACCTACTAAGTCGAGGGCGCTCTATCAACAGATGTTAGGACGTGGACTTCGACCTTTGCCTGGAGTGGTGGACAGTATCGGTGCAGCTGAAGAGCGATTGGAGGCAATTAAGCAAAGCGACAAGCCGCGCTGCACTGTGTTGGATTTCGTCGGCCAAGCTGGGCGACATCAGTTGCTGTGCTCGACAGATTTCATGGTCGGAAAACAAGAGCCAGAAGAAATCAAGGACAGGGCAAACAGGATATCCAATAGTGGAGATTTCACGGGCGACCAGTTAGAGGCATTGCGGGAAGCAAGGGAGCAACTGGCAGCGGAGCGCGAAGCGGCAAGGCATAAGGTCACGGTAGGCGTCAAATACGAATTACTAGACGAACACAATCTCTACGACTTGAGCCAGTTGCCAAGAGTGCCAGGTTACATGCAGCGCTGGCAGATGAGCGACAAGCAAAAAAACATGATGTTGAAGCTAGGCTATACGTCGGCTCAGATAAACAAAGTGAAAAGCAAACGTGGCGCGTCTCAGGCTATTGAGCACGCTATTCATAAGCCTAAGACGAGTTTCGGCAAATGGCTGCACCGCAAGAAGCTCGAAGAGGCAAGTAAATGAGCGAAAGCACATGGATTCGTGTAAGACGAACGTTAGTGTTGACCGAGTTGTGGCGGTTGACTTTTTAGAAAAGTAGTTGGATGTCCGCAACTTCGGTCCAACACATTGTTCGCCGATTATTTCGGCAGAGGAGTTTAGTTATGGCTAAGTGGAATGTTTACATCACAACGCAGACGGTTGAGGAAGTGACCGTAGAGGCTGAGTCTCAGTCCGAAGCCTTAAAGATGGCAGAGTCAGTCGAAATCAAAACCCCCGTTAAGGCATCAAAGGATTTCCGAGTGCATCGTCCAGAAGGGGACTCAGCGGTTCCCGAGTGATTTCTTGAGTTCTGCAATGTCCTTTTGGATTTTTGCAACATCAGTTTCTATGGAGCCAATGGCAGTCGAGTTGTCGTTTTCTTCGAGGTGTTTTTGCAGTACCTTGATGGCAGCGATTAGTTGCTTGAATTGGTCGTCAGTCATGGCGATTCCGTAGTTTGTGTTAAATCGGCGAACGTTAGTGTTGACCGAGTTGCGGCGGTTGACTTTTTAGAAAAGTAGTTGGATGTCCGCAACTTCGGTCCAACACATTGTTCGCCAGTTTTATTGGAGTAAGTTATGGATGTTGATAAAGAGCAATTGAAGCAAGTCGTGAGCCGGTTGATTGAGGAGGAAAGGTGGTCGGAAGCCGTGCGACTGCTGGATGCGATTGAGTCGAGCGCCAGAAACCAGTCAGTTGTCAGGAAGGCTTTCGACGATGCGAGCAACATCGTCAGCAATGGCGAATGCGGAGTCTGACAGTTGGTTGAGCGTCTTTCCGTGCTCGTGTTGAGTGTCCGCAAGACGTTGAATTGCGTCTGAAAGTTTTATTATCCGCTGAAGCAGGTCGTAGTTTGTGACGTTATTGTCGTCCGTGTGCGTCATGTTGAATTCTTATGTAAGTATTGATGTGGCGGTTTACTGGCGAACACTGGGGATAACCCTGTCCGAGAGGAAGATTAAATGGTAAGAAAACGCGCACCGAGGACTTGGGTTCATCCCGATTGTTCGCACTTAGGAATTATCACGCAATGAGCGAAAGCACATGGATTCGTGTCACTCGCGCCGAACCCTGCCCAGTGTGCGACAGGCCAGACTATTGCACGAGGACCACGGACGGACAGGCAGTAAAGTGCATGCGGGTGGAATCGGAGACACCGGCGCCAGGGAAGTTCGGCGGGTGGATTCACCAGATGTCGGAGCCACTGCCGCCACACCCGCCGCCGAAGCAGGTCGAGAAGAAGCCAGATTGGACGGAGGAGTGTCGGCAACTGTACGACCATCAGCAGGCGCATGACAAGCGCTGTGCTGTGGCTGAGCAGTTAAAGGTGTCTGTAGAGTCCCTGGACGCTCTGAGAGTCGGTGTTGGCTGGGACGAGTGGAATGGCAGGGAGTTCTCAAGCTGGCCGTCACGGGACAACGACGGACGCTGTATTGGATACGTGCGGAGGTACAACGATGGTACTAAGCGCACGAACCAGGGAGGGTCGACGGGAGTGTTCTACGTTCCGACATGGTATACCCATCCGGGACCGCTGTTCGTGGTGGAAGGTGGAAGCGACGTGGCAGCCTGCGAATCTCACAACCTGAACGCTATCGGCCGAGCCAGCAATACGCATGGTGGAGTTTGGATTAAGAAGATGATTCGGCAGTGCTGTCCCGAAAAACTGGTGGTTGTGGTTGGGGAGCGAGACGAGAACCCGAGCAAGCGAGGAATGGTTTCCAGTTGTACGGTGAACTGCCGAGGTTGCTCATTCTGTTGGCCAGGATGGTTCGGCATGAAGAAGGTCACGGACGAGTTGGGAGGTAAGGCTGTTGGAGTGCTGGTGCCGCCGCACGCCAAGGACATGCGAGAATTATTGACTGGCGGCCAGTGTTGGATTGAATTACTGGGGGTGCTGTGATTATTGAACTGTCCAAAGATGACGTAGAGACAGCAACGCGATGCGGAGAAGCTCGGCAGTCGCATAACGAATCTCGCATTAGTGATCAGAAAGTTTGCGATCAAGATTCTTTGGAAATCAACATTAACGGCGCGAAGGCAGAATTGGCGGTAGTCAAAGCAACTGGGTATGAGTGGAACTGTTTTAGCGAAGAGTTCTGGAAAACGCCAAAAGATAAGCGACCGGCAGATGTCGGTCCAATTGAAGTGCGGACCAACAATCGCAGGTATAGCGTCAATTTGTTGTTGTTTCAAAAGGACGGTAGCGATATGCGTCCACACCTTTTGGTTATCCCTTATAGCGCTACAAAGTATCTGCTAGCTGGATGGCGGTTTGGTTTTGAGTGCCGAAATGATGAGTTCTTGAAAGAGGAATGGAAGCGACCATGCTATGCGGTGCCTGATGGCAATGTGTATTTGTTGTTATCGCTGGAGAACTGGTGCATTTCCCACGGCTATAACAAGTGGCAGATAACTACCCAAAGGAACACGACATGACTATCCACACACTACCCTGGACGTTCGAGGAAATCGGTAAAGGCAACAACAAGTCGCTGGAGGTGGAGTTCGAGTGTCATGTGAGCAAAGGAAGCTCAGGCAGCTACTGGGAGCCACCAGAACCATCGGAGGTTGAGTTCGCAGCGGTGACAATCATCGAGCTGCTAGGCGATGACGGCGAGATCACGGTTGACCCTAGCTGGCAGAAGTTTCTAAGGGACATTGCTTTTGAGGAAGCCGAGCAGCAGCGGGAATTCCTAGAGGAGAGGTTGTTGGAGAGGATTGGGGATTACGAGGATGCGGCGCGAGAGGATTACTACGATAGGAAGCGCGACGAACTGCGTGGGTGTTGAAATGACGATAACTAACCAAGGAGAAACCAATGGCTGAAAGACCACACTATCGAGTTGTTGCAAAATCAAAGGCGAGCGGGAAGTTCCAGGACATTG